AGTTACCACCAATCCCTACTACTTCAGTAGCACCAGCTCAAGGAGAACAAAAAGCAGTACAATATCAAGGTCTTTTTCCAATGGATCCAAGAGGCCAAGCAATAGCGAGACGTTCATAATGGTAAAACGTTCAGCAATACAAAAGATAGAAGACCATGAAAAGCTTTGCAGAATTATGCAAAAGCAAACCTTCAATAAAATAGCTGATCTTGAAGAAAGAATTTGTAGAATGGAAAAAGTTATTGTAGGTGGTTTATTCGCTATTTTTTTAGCTTTACTATCGAATCATATTTAAATAGTATCCTTACATGAGAATTATAAGACAAGGTGAAAGCTTTATTGTCACCGATTTTAGATGGGATAAAAAATATCCTTACGAAGAATACACACGTGACAACGACCTCGGCTCACGGCACTATAATGTAGGTGAAAAGAAAGTTCCTTCAGTCACAACCATTTTATCTGCGACTCAGTCTGAAAAAAAGAAACAATCCTTGGACGCTTGGAGAGAAAGAGTTGGGTATACCGAAGCACAAAGAATAACTAATCAAGCTGCAACCCGTGGAACTGAAATGCATTATGTACTAGAGCAATATGTTTTAGGTAAAGGTTATCTTAATCTTTCACCTGAAGGTACAACGCCAAGATTGATGGCACATCAGATAATACAAGATTTAAAAGATTTAAAGGTTATTTACGGAAGTGAAGTTAGTTTAGCATATGAAGATAGATGGGCAGGTGCTACTGATTTAGTGGGTTTATATAAAGACAAACCTACAATTATAGATTTCAAACAATCTAACAAACCAAAAAAAGAAGAATGGATTGAAGATTACTATTATCAAATAGCTGCATATTCATTAGCACATGAAAAACAATATGGCCCAATTGAACAAGGTTTAATAGCCATGTGTACACCCAAACTTATAAGTCAACAATTTTATATTTCAAAGGAGATGTTACTTGAGTACCAAGAGAAATGGCTCAAAAGAGTTACACGATACGAAGACAGTAAAAAAACTTAATTTGTTTGGTATTAAATACGGAATAGCACCAGATCCTAAAAATCCTGAAAATACAGTATTTAAGCTATTAAAAAAGCTTCCTGAGAAGCCCCAGAATTGACGAAAGGCACTAAGGACGAACCCTAGTGCCTCCAAGAAAACACAACAACTGAACATTTGTTCAGCTATTTAGTTTGATTATTACCACATGTAATAATCTGTTTTTACAGTTTGAAAATAACAAAAAAGAGAATTATTTCAACCATTGTTTTACTTCTTCTCCTAAGGTTTTTGCAGATATTTTAACCTTTTTATCAAGGGAGTTAATAATCATTTCATCAATGGTATTTCTAGCAATAAGGTCGACATAAAGTACATTTTCAGTTTGTCCTATACGGTGAGCCCTATCTTCAGATTGTTGTCTAACTTCTAGATTATAACTATTCGAATAATAGATAACAGTTTCAGCTTTCGTTAAAGTGAGGCCATAGCCACCAGTAGAGGGATTGCCAACAAAGAAACGGACAGCAGCATCAGACTGAAAATCCCAAACAGCTTGCTGACGTTTTTCAGTAGAGATGGCACCATAGATAGCAACAACCGATTGCTTGCCAAATCTTTTTTTGAGCTCTGTGATAATAGATTCAATATTGTGTACATAATTTGCCCAGATTATAACCTTTCCATCTGTCTCTTCCAAGATGTTAAGTAACTCTTTCATCTTTGGGTTAGAGTATTCAACGACGGTACCTTCATTTGATTTTACAAAACCATTGGTTATTTGATGTAACTTTATGATCTCAGTAAGTTTATTTGCGTAAGATACGGTCTCATCTTCTATAATTGTTTTAGCACGTTCTTTCAAGTCATTATATGATTTTTGTTGTTCAACAGATAAATCAATATAACGCTTTTGGTATATTTTTTCAGGCAGGTCTAAGCACTCATCTTTCTTAACACGATAAGAAAATGATTTCAAATTAACTTCAAGTTCATCAAGGTTTTTAAAAAATTTAGGTAGACTCAACACTGTCTTACCCATGTCAACTTCTTGCATTTCAGCATACCTTGATTGAAAAGCAAAATACGAATCAAAACCTAATAGTTTTTTATCTAAAAACGCACATTGTGAAAATAAATCTAAAGGTGATTTAGTGATTGGTGAACCTGTTAATATACGTTTGTATGCACATTGTTTACCAAGTGCGATAATGTTTTTAGTTCTTTTTGCACCACGATTTTTTATAGTCGTTGATTCGTCTATTACCATCATCGCTTTTTTACCTACGTGTTTGATAACATCGTTAACACGTTTCACACCAGACGAGTGTGATATAGCTTCTACATTAAATAAATACCAGTTTAACTGATTCGCTTCAAAGGTAAATTTTTTGTCTAATTTGTGTACATTAATATTATTTTCAACTCCAGAGTGTGTTGATATTTCATTTACCCAATTTTTGTAAACAGAGTTTGGTGCAATCACAACTACTGAATTGATCTTATCTTTACAATATAAATAAGCACAATTATCAATAGTTACCTTAGTTTTGCCTGTACCCATTTCCATAAAGAAAGCATAAAGCAAACTATCCGCACCTTTTTTAAGCGCGGTTCTTTGATGTTCAAAAGGTTCTGTTTTATAAGAGAATTCCATGAAGAATGATTTACATTTTTTTCTTTACAACGTCAATGATTTATTATACATCGGCCACAACAAGGAGGTTCTATGGATCTAGAACAAGAATCACTTAATATACAAGTGAACACAGGCGCATCAAAAGATATCGCCGAATCTTGTAACAGGTTATTGAACGTTCAGAAAGAAGTTGAAGAGTTAGAAGAAAAGCTGAAAAAGAAAAAAGCTGAAGAAACTTTTTTATCTGAACAGGATATTCCTAACAAGATGCAAGAAGCAGGTCTATCAATGTTAAAACTTAACGATGGATCAGCAGTAGAGGTAAAACCTTTCTACGCAGCTAAAATCCCTACATCAAAAGTTGAAGAAGCATTTACATGGCTAAGAGACAATGGTTTCGGTGACATGATAAAAAATAATGTATCTATGACTTTTGGTCGTGCTCAAGACAACGAAGCAAAATCTTTGGTTGACGAGTTGAGACAAAAAGGGCATAATGTAAAGCAAGTCGAAAAGGTTGAACCGATGACACTTAAAGGATTTGTTAGAGAACAAATTCAATCAGGTAAATCCGTTCCGTCTGATTTATTCGGCGTTTACGTAGCAAACAAGACTAAAATAACCAAGAAGGAGGTCTAATGTCTAAAGCTCAAACTAAAGACGTGGCAGTAAAAAAAGAAAGCTCTGTTCCAGCAATTATGGATTTGGAATCAGCAGCAGGTCAAGGTGGCGAATATATTACTGCTAGAGATACAAAGCTACCAATCCTAAAAATACTATATGCTAACTCACCTGTACTTGATGAAAGTGATGGTAAGTATATAGAAAAAGCAAAACAAGGTGACATCTACAATGAGATTACTGGAAGTTTATACAAAGGTAAAACTGGTTGTATTGTTGTGCCATGTTTATACATCAACACTTTTAATGAATGGAAAGACAGAGGAGATGGCCCAGGAAGACCTGTGAACATCCATACTGATGCTTCTATCATGTCTAAGACAACAAGAGGTGATGATGGTAAAGATAGACTAGAAAACGGTAACTATGTAGAAGACACAGGTAATCACTTCGTTTACATTTTAAACGAAAATTATGAGCCTGTAGAAACTGCATTAATTACTATGAAGTCTACACAAAAAAAGAAATCTAAGACTTGGAATTCAATGATGCAAAGTCGTAGATTAAAAGGTAAGAATGGTATGTTCCAACCACCGTCTTGGGCTACCGCTTACAAATTAACCACTACTAAAGAAAGTAACTCTCAAAATTCTTGGTATGGTTGGGTAGTTGAATTTGAAGATTACCTTAACAAGCCAGAATTAGCGGGCACACTTGAAGCTACAAAAGGTTTCTATGAGTCTGCAATGAAGAGCGATATCTTTGGTAAAATCGACTTTGGAACTTCTGAAGAAGAAGGTAAAAAAGTTAATAGCAACGAAGCCGTACCGTTCTAATGAATCAAAAGTTTGCAGATTTATTTGCAGGCGATGATTCAAAGTATATCAAGGTCACCTACAATGGTGGCCTTGATGAAAGAGGAAAACGCGACGCAAAATATACCACGATCCACGAACCAGTGACCACGGCTCAATGGGATGAGCATTTAAAAGGGAATTGGGTTTTAGGTATCAGACCTGAAAGAGGTGAGGAATGTATATGGGGATGTATTGATATAGACCCAAAAGATTACAAAGAATTTAATCAAAAGAAAATTGTAGATATTATTAAAAATGCAAAGTTACCTTTAGTACCATGTCGTTCTAAATCAGGTGGCTTACACATATTTTTATTTCTTAAAGATTGGACACCAATTAAAGAAGTAAGAAAAATTTTAGATGAGTGGAATAATACTTTCTTTTTATCCAAAGAAGTATTTCCTATGAATAAGGCTGTTGGTATGCCTTATACTAAATCAAGTGCAACAACAGAATATGGGTATGATGAAGATAATATCGCTTTATCTCCAGAGAAATTTTTAGAATACGCTGAGAAGAAAAAAGTAAACCTTAAAGAATTTAAATTAGATACGAACTATGAAATTGAAGACCAATGGTCTCAATACCCTCCTTGTGTTCAAAATCTTATCAATGAAAAATGGTCAGGTGATAATAGAAATAATTTTTTATTCAATGTTTTAGTTTTAGAAAGAAAAAAGAATGAAACGATTTCAGTAGAAGAACTTCAAGCAGTCGCTATACAAAGAAATAAAGAAGTCTTTACAAGACCACTACCTACAAATGAAGTTATGACTTTAGCAAAGTCTATAATGAAAGGACAATACTTTTATAAATGTCCTCCGAAACATAATGAACTTCAATCTATTTGTAATAAAGAACTTTGTAAAAACAGAGACTTAGGTATTAAACAGGAAGCTCCAGCAATTATTGATGAGTTTGAGAAAGTTAAATTTATTAAAGATGTGAAGCAAGCATTTTATGAATTTACTTATCAAGGTGAGTTTATTCAACTTACACCTGAAGATATGAAAGATGAAAAAGCATTTAGAATCAAACTTTTATATCAAGGTATCTATTGGAAAACATTACCAAGACAAAAAAATTCACCACCACCTTTTGAAATACTTATGGATGCTTTGATTAAAAAAGCAGACCGTGTTTCAGTTGCTGATGAGAATATTCATGATTTACGTTACACAACTTTAAAAGAATTTTTTGAAGATACAATTGAAGTTGATGACTATTCAAAACTAAAAGATGGTTTTGTTGTACTTAATTCAAAAACCAATATTTGTTATTTCAAACAAATCACATTAGATAAATGGTTAGCAAGTAAGAAAAAAGTTTTTGATAATACAAGAGAGGCTATGAGAATTTTAAACGCAGAAAGACAAGAATATCATGAAGGGGTTAAAAATGTTTGGTCAGTTGAAATGCCAACCTTTGTTGATTACCAAACTGTGAAGAAAAAACAGCCACAACAACAAGAGATAAGCGAGATGGATGATGAATACCACACAGGTAAATTCAGAACTTGAGTATCTTAAAAAATTAAAACGTAAAACAATTAAGGTATATGGCCCACCAGGGACAGGAAAAACGTTTACTTTAATTGAACGGATACTAAAAAAACATTTACGCTTAGGTACAAATGCACAGGACATTGCTTTCATTTCTTTTACAAACAAGGCAGTAAATACAGCAAAGGAAAGAGCGATGGAAGCATTTCCAGATTTATCTTCAGAAGACTTTAAAAAGTTTTCTACATTACACAGCTATTGTCGTAAATATTTTCAAGAAGAAATATTTGATCAAAGAAATTGTTTAATTGATTTTGCATTACAGGAAAAATTTTTGAAGACATCTGATACAAGGTTAGCAGATGACGATTTTTTATATAAAGATTGGTCTCTTGGTATTTATGATAAGGCAAGGAATATGATGCGCCATCCTGAAGATGTTTTTAAAGAAGAAAGCTATAAGAAAGATAATTTAGAAGTATTCAAAAGAAAGATATCTACTTATGAACATTATAAAAAAGATTCATTTATTGATTTTACAGACATGATTGAAAGAGCTATCAAAGAAGTTAGTTTCGGTAATTTAGATATTTTAATTTTAGATGAAGCTCAAGATTTTACACCTTTACAATGGTCAGTCATATTTAAGATCGCTAAAAATGCAAATCGTGTATATTTAGCTGGAGATGATGATCAAGCAATCTATCGTTGGAATGGAGCAGATCCAAAATACTTTACTGATTACTTTCCTGGTCAGAAGATTGTATTAAGAAAAACAAGAAGATTTGGTAAAGCGATCTATGAATTTTCACAAATAATTAGAAGAGGTATTATAGACTCGATTGAAAAAGATTTCACCCCGCTTGACAAGGAAGGGACAATAAAACGCTATTTAAACTTTAATCAAATTAATTTTAAAGATGAAGGTTCTTGGTACATTATTGCAAGAGTCAATCGTGTTGTAAATGAATTAAGAGGTAAAGCAAAAGATGCAGGTTTATATTTTATGGATAATAAAGGGAACAAATCCTTTTCAGAAAAACAATGGAAAGCAATTCAATCATGGCACAAGATATCAAAAGGTGATGAGATTACAAAATTAGAAGCAGAAAATATGTATAAATATATTAGACAAATTACTGATAGTGACTATGCTTCAGAAAAGTTTTGGAATAATGAACCTGATTATAAAACCTATAAATTTACTGATTTAGTTGAGTGGTGTGGTTTAGATATGACAGAAGAAGAAGGAAAGAAAAAATGGTGGTGGATATTAAGAAAAAACTTTACACCTAAACAAAAGATTTATTTTATGCGTTTACTAAAACGTTACGGTACAGATCAACTTAATAAAGAACCTAGTATTATTATTGATACGATACATTCTGTAAAAGGCGGAGAAGCAGATCATGTAGTCATTCATTCTAAAACTGATTATGCATCAGACTTTAGAAGAAAAAACAAAACAGAAAAAAATGATGAGAATAGAGTTTACTATACAGGAGCGACAAGAGCAAAAAGAAAGCTTCACTTATTAGCATCAGATGATAGATATAACTATCCACTTGGCGAAAAATATTTAACTTATTTAATGGAGGAACCAAATGACAAATAAATCTTTCTTTGTAGAAAAAGGAAAAGCTAAAGATAAACAAATAGGTGGTAATCATTACAAATTAAAACATCAACCTTTTGACTTTATTATGGATAACAACCTTAATTTTTTTCAAGGTAACGTAATTAAGTATGTTGTGCGATATTTGAAAAAGAATCAAATTGAAGACTTGAATAAAATTATTCATTATTGTGAATTAGAAATAGAAAGATTGCGTAAAGGTTGGGATAATGACTAGAAAAGAATATCTTAAAAAATATTACTTGGAAAATAAAGCGAAATATAATAAGCAATCTAATAAATGGTATATGGAAAATAAATCAAGAGCTCAATTTAATTTTAGAAAATGGAGAGCACAAAATAAAGAACATTTAAAACAATATAAACATGAGTATTACAACAAGAACAAAGAAATCAGGGCCAAAGCTTGGTTACAACCCGAAGATAGCAGCAAAGAAGTTAAGCAAAAAAGTGCTGAGAGGACATTATCTTTGGTGTTTGAAAGAAGGGAGAGACACTAGTTGGTATGACGGGTCTACAGTTAGCGATGAACTTCAAGAAATCGATTTGGAGTCATCCGTTTGAATTTAAAGATTTATCTGGTTATTCTGAAATCGCTATCGATTTAGAAACTAAGGATGATGGAATTACAGAAGGTAAGGGTGCTGGATGGGCTACGAATAGTGGTCGTGTCATAGGGTTTGCAGTCGCCGTTGAAGGTTGGCAAGGTTATTTTCCATACGGTCATGCAGGTGGTGGTAACATGATTGAAGAACAAGTTATCAAGTATATGAAAGATGTGTGTGCTTTACCTGCTAGAAAAATATTTCACAATGCACAATACGATGTCGGTTGGTTACAATCTATGGGTATTCAGATTAATGGTGAAATAGTTGATACCATGATTGCTGCGGCCATTATTGATGAGAATAGATATTCATATAATTTAAATTCACTTTCAAAAGATTATTTAGGCGAACTCAAAGCTGAAACGGATTTACAAGAAGCGGCTAAAGATCATGGCGTTGATGCAAAAGCAGAGATGTGGAAACTACCTAGTGAGTATGTTGGATTTTACGCGGAACAAGATGCACGGCTCACGCTCCTTTTATGGCAACGTTTCAAAGTAGAGATACAATCACAATCACTTCAAACAGTTTGGGATTTAGAAAAAAGATTATTACCCATTCTTATTAAGATGAGACAGAAGGGAGTGAGAGTTAACCTACAAAAAGCGGAAGCATTAAAATTAGAATTTGAGGAACAAGAAAAACACTTAACACACAAAATAACCAAATTAGTAGGAAAAGATATAGACATCTGGGCAGCCAGACAGATCGGCGAAGCTTTTGATAAGCTTGGGATAGAATACCCAAGAACAAAGAAAACAGGTGAGCCATCATTTACACAAAATTATTTAGTTAATTCTCCACACGAGATTTCAAAATTAATTGTTCAAGCAAGAGAAGTCAATAAGTTTAAAGGAACATTTTTAGAATCCATTCTTAAATATAACCATAAAGGTAGGATCCATGCAGAAATCAATCAATTACGTAGTGATAATGGTGGTACAGTTTCTGGTCGTCTAAGTATGTCAAACCCAAATCTTCAACAACTCCCAGCTAAGAATAAACAGTTTGGGTCTAAAATAAGAGGATTATTTTTACCAGAAGAAAATTGTCAGTGGGGTTCATTTGATTACTCACAACAAGAACCAAGAATGGTTGTACACTATGCCTCTTCTATTGGAGAAGGGTATGAAGGAAGCCAAGAGTTAGTAGAAGCTTATGCAAACGCTTCAGCAGATTTTCATCAAACGGTAGCTGATTTAGTTGGTATTGATCGTAAACAAGCTAAAACAATTGGTTTAGGGTTAATGTACGGTATGGGTAAAAATAAATTAGCAAATTCTTTAGGCTTATCTTTTGATGAGGCTAACGTCGTA